TTTTAATAATGTCTGGATTTAATTTAACTGTTGTTATTTCATACTTAGGATCATTATATCTATCAGCAAACTTTCTTTCTATTTGCCTTATCAAACCTGCAGTAGTGTATCCTCTGAGTCTGTCCTCTGTTAATGGTGGCTCAACTAGTTCGTATGCAACTACTCGGTCTTTACTAGTACGAGGTTTTGTAGTATCAACTACAGTAACTGCATTGTCTCCGTATCTCATTAATGGTATGTAGTCAAACCTTGTAAACTCAGCAGTTTGTTTAGCAACTTTTAGAGCATCACTTAATCTTGTCTCTGCTCCCACAGTATCGTTACCAAGTAGTGCTTGTATTCTACCAGATGATTTTAAAGTTTCATCAAAGATAGCTAGTTCGTTAAAGTTATAACTTAAAGTCTTAAGAGAATCATAAACTTGCTGTATCTGTGGATATTCCAGATTCATAATTTGTTCTGGTGTTACTGGTACTGTAGGATCAAATCCTAATTGAGTTAAACTTTCTGGATAAGCAGTTGCTAATAAATCAAAAGCTGATTGAAAGTCTTCCATATGGTGACCACTTATAGTCATCATTAAATTCTTTTTCATTACCTCAACATTAGCTACAATTATATCTTGATAAGCTTTGGCCGCATCTCCTTGTAAAGTTATAACTTCACCTTGTTGTATAGTGTAACTGTCGCCATTTCTTCTATGTAATATCTTAGACTCAGGGGCAACAAATGTTATGTTACCATTAGCATCAGGACGGTATTGTCCTGGAGAAGATTGTGAAATAGAAAATGCTTTGTCTAAAAATACAGCGTCCTCACCTAGTAATTCGTATATCATGAAAGCATCTTTAGTAGCTATTGCAAACTGAGATTGAAAATTTTGTGCAAGTTTTTGCATGAAATCTATACTGTTCCACATAGTAGAAACCACACCATACTTACGAGCAATAGTACTTAAGTTTGAAAACCATTTACCAAGAGTACTTATATCAGTTAGACTTACCTCTTCCATAGCAGAAAACTTTTCAGTAGCCGCTCTTAACTTAACCATATTTCTTTCATGCTCAGAAAGACCTTGACGGCTCATCTTCTCATTAGTACTTAAGAAATCATCCGCTATTGCTATCTCGATTGGCCCGTCTGTTGATGCATTATAGTTTAGGTCACGCATATCTGGATTACCATTGCCATCTACTTGTTGATACTGATCGTTGTTAAATATAATAAAAGAATCCATCATTGGATCATGATCATTGTCCATCCCTTCCACTTGATTACGATATACTATACCATCGTAACCTTTAGCTTCTATAGATTCTTTAAGATATTTATTAAAAAAAGCATCTTGTTCTTTTAACGGTTTAGTTTTAGTTTTTTCTCTAACAAATTCTCTTATGGCATTAGCTTCTTCTTTAGTAAATATTTGATCAACAAATAAAGCAAGACCTCCGTCAATGCTTTCCATCTTATCTGTTTTTTCTGTTAATTCTTTTAGTAAATTATTTGTGCCCCAATCTGTTCCTAAATCTGTTACTCTTAAAGGGTTTCTTATATATAATACAGCAGCCATAGTTGATGGACCTTCTGCTTTAGTACCATATACTGGGCCTTCTGCTCCAGTACCATATTTGGAATATATGCCACCTTTTTGAATAGCTCTTTGATCAGCTGCGTTAATGGTACCAAAGTGTGTGCCAAAATTATCAAAGATTAAACCGTCAAATCCATATCTTTTTGGATCTACTCTAAATCCTTTTTTTCTTATTTCTTTCATATTGCTAGTATTTGTACCATGATAAACAATTGAAGGACTGCCTGCTATAGTCAGATCAGATTGTGTAGGCAAGTTAGCTCGTATACGGGCTAACCTAGCTCTGTACATCTCAACAGGATTTATATTACCAAGTATGCCACTTGCTTGCATTAACAAATTTCTAAATAATCTAGTAGTTTCTTGTTGAGCAAATGTTTGACTTACCCTAGAATACTGTCTTGTAAGTTCTTCAAAAGATAAAGCTAAATTAGAACCAAGGTTGTCTTGCATATATGCAAACAAAGTATTCAGAGTTCTATCATCTAGTTTTTCTAGTTGTTGTAAATAACTTTCTACCAGATCTAAATTAGGAATGCCATTGACATTAGTTAAACCCTTGTACAAACCAGAAACTTTCTGTAACATTGTTTTTACTAAAACACCTTCAGCTCCTTCGTATGTAACTACTGGAATACTTGGTGTATCCATTGGATTTTGTCTAAACAACTTATCATCAACGTATTCATCCCATGCTTTATACAATGATTCATTCTGTATGATGTCGCCCCCTGTCTTGCTGCTGACAAGTACTTTGGTTGTACCTTCTTTTCTGTTTAAAAAGTTAATAGCATCTTGTTCTGATATGTTAGCAGCTCTGGCCAAGTTAAGCGGACCAAGTCTTTGTATGTCAGCTTGATCTATAATTTCTTTTCTTTCTTTTAGAACGCCGTTATCAAAAGCTTCAAATATTTTATTGCTTTCTGTAAATTTATTAAAGCCTAAAGCATTAGCTAACATTTTTAAATAAATAGCAATACGTGCAAAGACTTTACCCATTACACCTTTAGGTTGGAACAGTGACCCATTTCTTGTAACAGTCATGTACTCAGCAAACATATCAGCTATGGCTTCTTCTTGCATACCAAGCGCAGTCATGTTAGGTTGATCTTCATAACGTTTCTTAATGTTATATCTTTTTAATCCTACTTCTCTTGCTACTTTAAGTAATGCTTGTTTCTCATTCTGTGTCATTAAGTTGTCTAGTATGTAATGCATGGACTCATGATACATAACAAAGTTTCTAGAATATGCAGGATCTACTTTTCTGCCAGCAACCATAGGGTTTGCGTTTAAAGCTACTTGTATTGCGTTAGCACCAATAATAAATTTACCATTTAACTGTGCCCCCTCTGCGTTTAGTACCTTATTAAATAAATCAACTGACAAAGCATCTAAGCCTAAGCTGTTTAATTCACTTTGCATTTGTTGTCTGATGATAGGCAGTGCATCTAACATCTCTTGTGTTAACGCACCTCTGTCTATTGAGGTAGGATTCTCGTTTACACTCCAATAAGTTTTGGTTACCTTTTCTTTTATTTTTTCATCATAACCAAATAATCTTTTTTTAATTTTATTTATTTCAGGGGTAGTAGGTTTACCTTTAAATGAATCCCATTTTATTATGGGTTCTATATCAAAACTTCCTAGCAATTCGTTCAACTCAACTCGAGCATCTCGAATCTCATCTATCATGTTTTCATAATTTCTAATTTGTCTTACCGATTCTCTGTAACTACTTCTAGCTGTTTCTGATCCAGACTTAAAGGCTTCAGGTAATCTGGTTTCAGAAATAAATGCTTCTATTTGTCTTATAGCTGCCGAAGTATAGTTAAAGTAAAAACCAGTACCACGCATTCTACTATCTGTAACTACATGCTCGTAAGAAGGTTTGTATCCTTTAATGAGAGATTCGTATTGATCTATTGCTACTATATCTTTTTCTTGTTTAGCAACTTTCAAGGCATACTTATAAAAAGGCAATAGGTTTCTTTTAAAACCATTGTTGTCCATTCTATCTACAAGTTTTTTAATTTGTAGTATTCTTGATAGAGGATGTGAAGAACTCCTAGCTCTTTGGTATTTGTTTCTTTGTAAGTCTTTTATTCTTCTGTTAAGATTAATAACATCTTGTGTATATGTTTCACCAGCGGGATCTAATTCTTTTTTACTTTCCTTAAGAGTAGCAATCTCTTCCTTGCTTTTATCAAGATCAAACTTATATAACTTTTGTTCTTGGGTTAGTGCTTCAGCCTCTGCTATTTTGCTAAGGTTACTAGATCTTGCCAACCCTTCGACTTGTTGAGTTCCTACAACCTCTGACGTTGTTCTTGTTTGGGGGGCTTGGTATTGAAGATCTTGTTCTAACCCTGTAAGTGTTGACTCAACAGCAGTAGGTGGTAGAGCCGTTGATCTTACAGCATTAGGTTCATGTCTTACCCCGTTTTTAATTATTTCTTTTATACGAATTAGGCCGTTAGTTTCCTTCTTGCCCTTTTCAATATTAGTATCTTTTTTTAATTGCTCAATAGTTGCGGCACCTATAGCTATACTGCCGTCTTCGTTCTCATTGAACCAACCCAACTTTTCTAAAGCAGTCTCTTGTCGTTCGGTTAATGTGTTTTGATTGCCCTCATTTTGTGAGAAATCATATATCTCAAAAGCATTATTTCTTTTTAATATAGTTGCAGCTCTTTCTTTAAGCATTTCATCATTTAAAGTTTCACCTTTAGAATTTTCAAATACTTTATATTCGTAAGGAATAACTTCGTTGTTAGCTTTGTAACTCTTGTAGTCATCTATCAATGCATCGATTGCAGTTTGTCCTGTTTCTAAACCAAGATAAGTTTGTATGTTTTTAAAGCCACGTTCTTTTAATTTCTTCGCCATAGATTTAACATCTGGTTGACGTGCAGTATCTCTCTCAGTAGGGTTGGTAAATCTGTCATCTGTTGAAGCTCCTGCTGCTTCTTCTACAACCATTTGTAATTTTGGTAAATGCTCTATAGGTATAAGGACACTAGCTGTAAATGGTTTACCATCTGTTTCAGTTTCAAAAAGTAATTGAACTGCTTTAGCTCCAGTGTCTTGTATTACTGTACCAGCAATAGTAAATTCTGTAGGAACTCTGTCACCTAGTGCAGTAGTATATGTTTCTAAACCAGTCTTTAATACCCGGTCACCCATTTTAAAACCAGCTTCAGCTAACTCTGGATCTTCCGTATTGAGGTTTGCTCCTGTAACA